CGCCATAAGGCTCTGGGCCAAACCCGAAAGATAGAGTGGAGCCTTGTCCTCCAGACCCACCGTTGGCTTCGATCTTTGTGGTAGTATCTATAGCCGATCCGCCCGCAGACTTAGTGGAAGATCCGCCTCCCGCACTATACTGACTTCCGCCAGTACCGCCATTTGCATATATATTAATAGCAGAACCGCCATCTGAAGCAGACTGCACATATGACTGCGAGCCATTATTTTGGTTTGTGTTTGTCGTATGGGCTGCCGAATTAGCGGCTAAAACGTTTAGCGTCTGTCCCGCAGTAACGTCGTACTCTGCAATAGCAAAAGCCGCACCTCCGCCGCCGCCACCACCGTGGTAGTGACTCCCTTGTCGACTCCCACCAGATCCGCCTGATCCGATTGTTGTAATTCTTATGCGAGAAACACCAGTTGGCACAGTCCAACTTGTCGCGCCACCGTTCAAAATTTGGAAAGACTCTGCCCCAATAGCTGTGGCATTAGCGTTGTAATGGTAGCCACTGGTGTATAATGTGTTTCGCCCTGCCCAAGCTGCAAATTTATTAAAGTCTTTTTCTGTTGCGTCTGAGGACGAACCACCAGAACCTAAAATACTTGAAAGTAAAAATGTCATTATTTGACCCTCCAACCGTTAGTCGCGTCCGAGTAAACAAGACTCAGACCCGCATCTTTTACATCACACACCATGTCCAGTGCGTTACCCTGAATATTGGAACCATTCCTTGCAACTGTTAGGTTGTTGGTGTCCCATGTACTCGCACCATCTGTAAGCTCTATATAGTCTCCTAGACTTGGCGACGCCGGAAGAGTTACAGTAAAAGCACCCCCTGATGTGTCTGTAAAAAGACGCTCAGTTGATGTTGCAGTATGAGTAGTTGTTATGCTCGACCATCCTGTTTCACCATTCACCCAAACGTAGTTTACGCCGTCAGATGCAAGAACATTTCCTGAATTGCCAGATACCGTAGGCAACACATAATCCCCGCCCTCGGCGAAGAGTTGCCACTTAGCTGCGGCTAGATCGGTAGCGAATGTAGCAGACGTGTGATCTGCTAGAGCTATGTAAGAAGACACGCCCTCTTTAACAATATCGTCTACCTTAAATGCTGTAGCCGTTGACCAACTGCCCTTGAAGTCTACGCCGCCATTATACTTCTGCCACTTGTTTGCGGCTAAGTCTGCGGCAAAGGTGGTTGAGGCGTGGGCTAGTAAAGCGCGGAAAGTATTACCGCCATACGTGGCGACGTCTCCCGGCTCATACTCTGTTCCTGTGCCCCAGTCACCCTTTGGATTTATACCTGTCTGGAATACAGACCAGTAAGTTGTATCAGTTGGGAGGTTCCCAGTTGATTCCAAAATGCACTTATAAAGAGATCCACCATAAGCAACGAGGTCATTAGGCACATAAGCCGAGGCGTTGTTGTATGCCCCTTGTGGCGAAATGCCAGAAGAATAGACATCCCAGTGAGCAGTGCTCGTTGGGAGATTTCCCGTAGTATCGCCTTTAGCTGTATATGTGTTTGCGCCATAAGTTACCACATCATTCAAAACGTATGCAGTCGCGGGATCATAAGCTCCCTTGAAGTCTGACCCTACAACATAAGGTTCCCATTTCGCCGCGTCTGACGGAAGGTTGCCTGTTGTCTCTGTGGTTGCTCGATATAGTCCGCCACCATAATTCACGACATCATTTAATGCGTAAGCTGTTGCCGGATTGTATGCCCCAAGAGCTTTTACACCACCAAGGTATGTAACCCAGTGCGCAGTGTCGCTCGGTAGGTTTCCTGTAGTGTCTCCAGTGGCGCGATAAAGATTACCGCCATAAGCAACAACATCATTCTTCACATATGCTGTGGCGTTGTTATAGACACCTTCTGAAGATATTCCAGATATGAAAGCATCCCAGTAGGTCGCATTAGACGGCAGGTTACCTGTGGTATCCATCTTCGCCATGTAAAGCGTTTGCCCGCCATAGGAAACAATGTCGTTCTTTTGGTATGGGGTCGCGTTATCATAAACGCCTTCCCATTGAATACCGTCCGCAAACAGCGACCAATAGGTAGCGTTTGGCGGGGTATTGCCTGTAGTGTCAAGAATACAGATGTAGACCTTACCACCATGGGTAACACCATCTCCAACTCTGTATGCAGTTGTGTTGTCGTAAACGGCTTGGAACTTAAATCCCTCAACCATCAATGCCCAGTACGAAGTATCCGTAGGCAGATGGGAGTCAGTCTTTAAGCCGTATGTATATACATAAATATTACCACCGTATTTAACGATGTCGTTCAATTCGTAGGTGGTGGTGGAAGCCCAGTCACCTGCGAAATAGAAACGTAGTTTTCCTAAGTCGATTATCTGGCTCATATCATTTCCATTAGTAAGTGACCATTATCCCATCGGAACGTCACAGTAGCTTTTGACCAAAACCACTGCCTATAATCCTCTGGGTCGATGATATTTTCGTCTGGAAGGCGTACTGGTGTCGTCCCGTCGTTAATGACATCGACGTTTAAATCACCTGTTTTATAAAGTTTAAAACCGTAAAAGGTCTTATCGGCATATTCTGTACCCTCGTACAGACCATATTCATTTGACATTAATCCACGTCCTCCAAAACAGACACAACACAATCAAGAGAATTAGCTGTCTTTGATACGACTTGGACTTTTTCACCAGATTGCATTACTAGCTTTTTACCACTTAAAAAATCATGGGTCGTCCCACCGTCCACTCTCTTTGCGCTCGCCAGTGTTATTACTGAACTGTCTGCTTTTATCAGCCGAACATCTACGGGGAGACTGGCTCCCGTTGTGTTGGAAACACTACAACCTATCATGATTGATTTCTTTGGAGACGGTACGGTGTAGATGTCTACTGGGGTTGTCCCGATAGAATCTGCCGTTGCATTTTTAAATTGATAACTTGCCATGTTTTTTTACCCTAGTGCTATTGCCATAGCCACGGAGCGGCTATCTATATAAACGTCCTTATTGGTTTGATCTGTCCTAACTTTAGCACCGCCAAGCCCTATGAATTGAATAGAGTCTGCCGCACCATTGGCGGTGATGTCGTCCGTATCGCCTGTGGTTCGCTCATCACCTTGAAATGTTGTGAACGCATTACCCACAGACTGTGCTACAGAAGCCCAGTGTCTAGCTGAGTAATTAACATTTCCGTCACGGTCTGTGAATGTGGAGTTGACGCCATGAACTGCGTAGTTCTCTGCATCTTGAGCATACGCAGGAGCCTCAATGATTTGACTCACATAGGTCGCTGCTGTCGCGATGTCTGAGATGTTTGTTGCTGCCGCTACAATATCCGTGATGTTAGACGCGGCTGTCTGAATATTAGCGAGGTTGGTTCCTCCCGCTAAAGTCTGGATGTTTGCCAGACGTGGCACAATCAAATTGACATCATTGATAGAGTTACCGACTTTCGTAATATTTCCTGTAGTCCCGACATGAGGGGCCACAGTGTTTACATTCACGATGCTATTAGCTGTCGATATAACTGATGAGATATTGTTTGACGTCGTTACAATATCAGTGATGTTAGTTCCTAGAGACTGGATAGTGGCCAGATTAGAGTGAAGACCCGTCAGCGCATTTGTTGCTGTCGTCCCATCCTCAATATCAGCAAGAGTCCCGATCTTTGTAGCAACCGTAGCCAGTGCGTTTACATCGGTAATGCTAGATGAAACCGTCTGTATGTTCGTAAGGTTCGATGTATTGGCAACCGTGGTTACATCCGCGATGTTTGTTCCCACCGCATCCACGTTTGTTATTGATGCGGCTACTGTGTCGATCTCAGATATGGATTCCAGTAAGTCTGATGAGACGTTCTGAATTGCAGCAATATTCGATGCCACGGTACTAACAGCCGTGATGTTTGTGGATACCTGACTAACTGCCCCAATATTTCCGGCAACAATATTAATATCGCCCGATCCACCAATCTCACTGGCAACACTGTTCAGATCATTGATGTTGGCTACTACCGTATTAACGTCTGATATGTTTCCGGCAACGGCACCCACGTTCGTGATTGCGCTTGATACCGTCAGAACGGCGTTCAAGTTACCTGTCGTCGCTATCGTGTTGACGTTAGTGATACTGCTTCCGACAGCACTAACATTCGCGATGTCAGCAGAAACGGTATTTACATCAGCAATATTGGAAGCCGTTGTATTGATAGACGTAATATTTGTGGCAGCAATGTCTACGTTCCCTATCGAGGGGGCTACCGTATCTGCTGCAATAGTAATTTTAGCGTTGATTGACGCTAAAAGATCAAGATTGTGCTCTACAGCAGATATGGAATTTCCCATGCCCGCATGAGCTGTGCAGTAATACCATAGCGTTCGAGGCGTGGTAGACGTAGGGACTATCTCAATCTTGGCCCCGGATGACCCTTGAGTGCCTGTAATGGTGACCCCAGTTGTATATTGGTTTGAACCAGAGTTGTTTTCACTTTCACTTAATCGGAATGGATGACTGGACAAAGAAGAGTCCGACAAATCAAATGTTATCGTGTGTCCTTCTTTGATTGTAATCTGCGGGTTCGTTGTTCCGTCAAGAAAGAACTTGCCACCCGACGCCGTAACCGCGTAGGTCTTGGTGCCAGTTATTTGTCCTGAAACAGTGTTGATATTAGCAATGTCGTTGGCAGTCGTAATGACGCTAGTGATATTGTTAATAACAGGAAGCGCATCATCTCTCGCACTCTCGGCAGCTAGTTTTGCAGTCTCAGCCGCATTCTTGTATGACAGGGCATCAGCAACATACTGAGCAAAGTCAGTGAATGTTATTGTCTGCCATCCTGTGTCCGCATTAATAAACTGGCCAATGCGTACTTGGAACGTGCCGGGATTAGCAGGATCTTCTCGGAACTGGAAAGTGTCTGATCGGAACGCGCCATCTGTCGAAGAGAATATATCTCCAAGCAAGTCGTTTAATTTACGACTGCCTATCTCAGAGGATTCAAGATAATCATCAAGTATGTGCTCGCCAGTGAACTGAGAGACAAAGCGAAGCTGTTCACCTATCGGTCTTGTTTCAGCCATTTAGCTTCTCCTCGTTAATAATCTGAGTAATAATCCCCTTGGTTATTGCGTACTTCTCTTTGTCGAAATAACGGGACAGCTTCCTTTCCATCTCATCCATTCGCCTTTCAAAAACCGAAACGCGGGCCTCTATTGCGTCGATGACCTCTTGAGCGTCGTCCTTCCATACGCTGTCTTGGGTGTCTCTTCCGCCCACGGCCTTGTCGATAAGACGCTTAGTTTTCATTTCTACTGCTGCGATGCTGCTTTCGGTAGAACCTGCGCTTTCCTTTAATTGCTCTAATTCTTTTTGTAAGTTGCCAACTTGCTTCTTTTGCTCGGACATTAATTCCTTGAAAGGATTTAAGGATTCTGCCAACTCGACTTCTACAGCCGCCATGTACGCGGTGACCGCCGGGTCTACATTCTTTGCCAGTACCTTCTTCGACATTATCTTTTCCTCGCCTCAGAGATCGGTACGAGGTTGCCCTTCTGCACTTCTTGGTCGATATTTTCTTGGGGTTGAACAGACGCACCACGCATTTTCTCCATCATCATCATCTGCTGTGACGGACTTGGCCCTTGGGATTGGAGTTGCTTCTGGTCAACACGGAAGCGATCCATGTCAGTTATACCCATAGCCCTGATAGCTTCCTCCGCTATCTGACCTGCGTTGTACTCCATGTTCAGACCAGTTTGATTCATGATCTGAAGCATGTTCATCCATGTCTCAGCGTTACGAGTTGGCTCCAAGGGAAGTGTCCCGTCGATCACTAGGTAATCAATATCACCCTGTAGATCTTTAGAGACGTCGTAATCTAGGTATCCATCCTCAACCATGCCAGATAATTGGTTCGGCATGTTTTGCTGATCTATCTTGATAGATCCCTCCATGGATAAACTGTCCTGAATATTTGCGACCATCATTCTGACCATTGGCCTGATTGTGGTGGCAGACATAATTCGAGAGAGTACACCGAGCCTCTGAGATCCGAGTTGTGTTAAACGCTGTATTTCCGTTGCTGTTCGGATTCCGTCTGAGGTCGGCATACCTTGTTGTGCGTCTGACGCTGCGCTGACGCGCTGCTTCAGTTCTGACATCTGGCCTATATCGTTAAGATGCCCACGAGTGACATCTGGCACTTGCGCTATAAAGACACCGTCTCCGGGCTTACTGCCGGGAAGAGTCCTGACAATACCCCACGGGTTTCGGTCTATTAAGTCTGGTATAGAAACCTGAGTTGGGTCTGCAAAAATTAAGTTATTTAGCGCAGCACTAATGTTGTCTATGCGAGACCTCATTAGATATGTAGCAATGTCGTGCATCGGTAAGATGAGGTCATACAAAGACTGACCGTAAGTCTTATGGCTGTCCTGATACAGTCCGCCAAAGACTACAGGGAATTGTTGACCATACGGATTCAGTTGGAACCGAATAACAACATTCTCATCCATGATTGTTATGACCAAGAATATCTGGTCAATAGATGGAATACCTATCTCATGTCCCGATAGCTTGACCCACGCTTCGTCTACCACCCTAGCATCTCCTAGAGTGTAATAAGAGTGATCCATCCTCTCGCGCTGATTTGGCTGTGCAGGGTCTATGGATAAACCACGGCCCTCTTCTTTATGCCAATGGTGGGCATTCCAAGAGTTTCGGGGAGGAGAGATCTTATGACGAAGTGCCGGATACTTCCGCAGCTTTGGGTAAAGCCCACTGTTCAACAAAGCACTGTAAGACATGTAGTCAGCAAAGACTACGAATTGCATGTTCTCAAAATCGCCCCAATTAACTCTGGGGTCTGGGAAGCATCTCCGTGGATCGAAGTTGACTAGCTTGTTTTGATTGGACTTTGCATCCCACACAATTTTTGTCGGAGCAAACCCATATCGAATACTATCTAAAAGAAGTTGGGCTAGTCTTGCTTCTCCTGCGGTTCTTCGCATCTGTTGATGCAGCACTCTTTCAAGAATGAGTGATGCGTTTCTTGATTTCCTGTTAAGTCCTTCAAGCTGAAACATCGGATTTCGTCCGCCCATCGCAGCCATGAGATATGTAAGCACGGTATCAGCAATGGCGCGGGTGTCGGCCATAACTGCCTTTTCCCGAAACTCTGTAGTGTCCGCAGGAACATACACGTCGTGAGCACGATCAGCTTCTTTCCAATGGTCATATCTTTTCCTTATTTTAAAGTAAGACATGTCGGCCATAGACTTTACATAGTCCACAAGCCGTCGCTCCTGCTCCTCGGTTAGCAGGTCAGATATATCTTCGTAGTTGATGAGTTTCTCAGCGTGTTCTGACAAATCAACTATTACCCCTTCATTCGGGCCTGATTGATATTCTGCTGACCTGTAATTTGTTTGTGGAGTCATTTGAGCTACCTGCTGTTTCTATACGCCAAAGATAACTGACACGCGTAAGATGGTCGTCCTTACAAACCCCATCCCTGCCACTTGGAAGTGACACCCCTTACGCTCTTCATCAGGGACTTGCCGAAATCTTGTTTGTTATTGTTTAGGGATTGTGACGTGTCCGAATGCAGAGACCATGCTTCGGGTGATATTGAGGTGCGAGATAAGACGTCTATAGCCATAACTATGGCGTCTACTTGGTCATCATGATTGCCGTTAGGGAAGCTAACTGCTTCGTCTATAAAGTCATCCAACCAAGGTGACTCTTCTGGCAAGAACACTCTGCCGCCCTCTATGATTGGGAGAACCGAATTTGTTCTGGCAACTTTATCGTTGACCACCTTATACGGGATCACCGACATTCCAGATTCTCTTTTGAGTTCCTGTATCAAGGACTGGCCACTTGCCTTGTCCTCAATATACATTGCCCTGAGACCCTTCCCCCTCCAGTGATTATTCAGACGTATCATACGCTGTTTTAATTCTGGGAAGTCCCACTTACCTCTGAGTAAGTCTACTATATACATGTCGCCATTAGTATCGACACCCGCAACAACTAGGACACTATAGTCTGCGGTTTCTGTTTTTTTGAACGCTGTGTCGGCAGTTATCACAAGAGATACAAATTTCTCTGGGGCTAAGTCCTTGGGGTAGTTCTGCCACCATTCTGTCCTGATAAGGTTACCGCCCTCTATATATGGCTGCTGTTGATACAGTGAGGCAAACTCTCGTGGGTTTAGACGCTGTCGTCTCTTTAGATCTTCTAGGGGGAATCTATCGGGCCATAAAGGTGCCTCATCCTCAGACGCAACAACATTACGCTTGCCGGGAGACAGTGCTCTGTACTCTTCTGGCGATACATACCTCGGATCTTTTTCGGGAAGCATACGTCTACTTACCTTCGCTCCGGGTACAGACTTTATCGCAGGGAAGTTAATGTGCTTCCACCTTCCCTCCTTCCAGTCTTCGCTGTCCATCAATCTGCCCGCCAGATCATCTGGGTGCCAACGGGTTAGGATTATTATCTGCTTTGATACAGTGCCATCACCTTCGGGCTGAAGACGTGTAGACAGTGCAGAGGCATAGTAATTCCAAGTCTTGTTCCTCTGAGTCATAGACTCTGCATCTTCACGTGACTTGATTGGATCGTCTACGAGAAGAAGGTTCGCGGGTCGACCAGAGGTTGTACCCCCAACACCAACAGCGAAGTAAGCTCCGCCAATATCTGTCCGCCAGACGTCAGCAGCACGGCTTTCTGTTGATAATGTAAAGTCTGGAAAGGCTTGATTGATCTGCTTATTCTCAACAACCGATCTTACCTGTCGCCCAAAGTCAGTAGCCAGTTGGCTGTTGTAGCTACAGGACATTACATATCGACTGGGATTTCTAGCCATGTAGTAGGAGGGGAACAGAACGGTGCCAAAAGTAGACTTCGCATGGCGAGGTGGCATCGTTATGAGGAGGTTATTTGCGCCCAACTCATCCTTTTCTAGCTTATCTAGCGCGTCAATCAACTCTAACTGGAAGTCGGCTAACTCCCAATCTGGGTACATTAAGCGTACAAATGACTCAAAACTCTCTTGAGCATCTCGTATCTTAATTAAATACTTGGCTACTTGCGCCTGTGATAATGATCTACTCATCTTTTCTTTAGGATTCTGCTGATGTGTATCTCCTGCGCCTTCTCTTTGTCCTTGATTGTGTCCGCCATGACTTTCATCAGATGATCTTTAATGGCTTCTGCCGCCCTATCTTTTGGAACCGACTTTAAATCCAGTTGAGACATGGCGTTGCCTAGCTCACTTACCGTTATGTTCGACTCAAGCGCGTCTTTCTGTACGTTTTTAATCTTCATGGTCTACTACTGTGCCTCCTTCTACCTCTATTTCCGAAACTCCCTGCGCTATTGCTTCCAATTCATCACGAGATAAGTCGGTTAGAGACTTTGTTGTGTGTTCATGTTGGTGAAAGTTGGCATTTAGGTCTGGAACTACTTTGTTTAGTAGGATTCCGAAGACCCTAGCCTGTGTAGGGTTCCATTCTTTAGCCCCCATTACCACCTGATGCGCGTCATTTAGCTGATCTCGCATATATGTGGCTATCTCGGCCCTGATCTTTCCGCTTTCTGCGGGGGTTAGTTTATGTGTTGTGGTTAATGATGTCATTTCACTGGCCTTCTTTAAGTGTGGAGCCGTCCTTCTGCACTCCATTGAACAAAACTTGCGTCGATCTTTATGGTAAGCCTTGGTTGAGAACTCTTTTCCGCAGTTCTGGCACGTTATTTCTACTGTACTCCCTGTCATGGACGTTTTGAAATTTTGCTGCGCTTAGTAAAAGGGGTGGGGAGGTGACGTGATCGCGTGGGACTCCGGCGGCGGGTCGACCCCTCGCCCCCCCCACTTGCGGATTCGTGCGTCTGCGTCACACATGTGACACATGCGAGGCTAACCTGCTGATTTTGTTGCATTTCATCTCCCTTCGTAGGGGTGTTTGTGTGTATTTGCGGGCGCACGTTTTGGAACTGATCCCCGCGAGCGCACAAACGATGGTCTGAAAGACCTCACCCTCAATCATTTCAACAGCTTACAAATCCACCATGGCGGTGTCGTCCCTCGTGTACGCGTGTGTGCAATCCGAAGGAACTTTTAGGCTGAGAGGTCGGCTCGGTTGCCGATCTCGGGTCGTGACACATGCGGTTCCGAAGGAACTTTTAGTGTGACGATCAACGTCAAATCAACAACGGAGAAACGCACATGACACTCACACGAGAAACCGCAATCGAAGCAATCCAAGCAAGCCCTTTCGCGGGTTGCACACTCACGGACGTAGCCAAAGGCTACGCTGTCAAGAAAACGCACAAGGACGCAGTCGCGTACCTCGCCGCCAAGGCGATGGTCACCTCGCGCAAGCGTTGGCTCAACGCACACAAAGCCGCCGTAGGCGGTGACGACCTTCGCATGGCCGCATACGCTGCCGAAGGCAGAGCCGAGACCAACACCGCATGGGCGGAAGTGCGCAAGGCTGAGTCCGACGCACCTGCCAAGCCGAAGGCTTCCAAGCCCAAGGCCAAAGCCAAGGCACCCGTGACGCCGAAGGCTGACAACCTCGATGCGCTTGCAGAGCAACTCGTTGCTCTCGACGATGCCGCCTTCACGAAGTTCACAGCGAAGCTGATCTCGCTCAAAACTGGCAAGTAAGCGCGAGCACTTAACCCACCAAGCCTCACACCCTCGCGGGTGTGGGGTTTTTTTTGTGTCTAAACCAACGGAGGTACACACATGGACGGACAACAACAACGACGACGCACTCCCACGTGGGTCGAGAACACGCTTGGATGGATTGGAACGGGCGCGTTCGGCTTCTTCTTCGCGTGGATGATAATCAACTGGCTGTTGGGCTGTGGCGAGTCATTCCCGATGGCAGATGGTTCACGCATGATGGGCGAATGCTTGTCGATCCTGCCGTGGAGGTGGTGACAGCCTCACACGCACACACACACATGTGTGCGCACATTTATAAGGAACTTTTAGTGAGAAGCCAGTCGACTTGTCGATTTGGCTTTTCGTCGTTTTCACAACATCACAGGAGCAATCATGGAAACAACAACTCAACTCGATTTATCGCAATTCACTGGATCAATGCAGTTCGCCAAGTTCGGCCTGACCAACAGCGTCATGTCGGAAGGTGTCACGCACGTAGCCAACGAGCTTAATTGCTTCTGGCTTGTGCAGGACATCGACCTCTACATTCGCGATCTTGCGAGGAAGGGCAAGGACGTCAGCTTCGTTGTTGCTTTCCTCACAGCCAAGGACGACGGCGGCGCAGTTCTGCAACTCCAAGACGGTAACGATAACCACCTCAAGGAAGTTCACATCCCATACACGGACTTCGACTTCAACGCTGTAAGCGATGATTTCCAGATATGGGCCGCGCCAAACGAGATCAATGGGTACACCCTGTACCTCCCTCGCGAACACTAAAAAACTTTCAACTTGCGCTAAAGGTGTCTTGTGTGTATCGTAAGTTATACACATTACACCTTGGCGTTTCACATCAACCCACGGAGATCAATATGACCCCAACGCAAACAAAGCTGCGTTCATGTCTGAGTATCGCTGACTTTTCCAAGAGACGAGCCGCTGTTCGCGGTCTTTTCTCTGCGTCAGTTTCAGTACGTGTTCAGAACAGCATACAGTCTGCGGTTAAGTCCGCAGATAAGGCGACCCTGCCGCCAAGTGTAGCAAGGAAACCAACACCCTCAGTCATTCGCGACAACATGACCATCATCACGATGGCCCTAATCATCGAGCAGTCAAGCGGTGGTTTGGTGGGTGAGTATAACGCCGTCAGCATGACGATGGATTGCATCGGAGACCAAGGCTTATGCGCATCCGGCAGAGGCGGCAAGACTCGCTTTGCGGAGCACGAAAAACACCAAGAAGAGTTCGATCAACTCATTGCAACAACAATCACGGAGACACCACCTATGAGCTTAACCGCCGCACTTAACGCTTACGATTACGCACGTATCGAGGGCTTTGCCGAGGAAATGACCATCTGGCAGGATCTTGCCGAGGTTTGCGACCAAACCACGTCTGACGGGGTCAAGTCCCTCGTTGGTATTCGCGAGGTAGCAGACACCCCACGTACCGTGTCGGACATCAAACTCGACCTCATGGCCCCTGATGATCTTGCGCTCTACGAGAAGATCTTAACGCACCTTCAGTCAGAGCCAATGGCAGACGAGCCAACGCCTCGAACCGTCCTCAATCCACCCACCGACCCCGCGCTTATCAACCTTGCGCTATCACAGGCCAGTCTGCCGCCAATCACAGACCTGATCGAGCAGATCAACACGCTCACAGAAGAGCTTGAGAAGGCCCACAGCACCCCTGTAATCGGATCTGCATCCGAGGAGTCCAAGCACGACGGAACGATCCCTAGTGGACGTCTGACGACTCAGGAGGCATGGAGAGCGTTCGGTCTGGCGCGAGGCAAGAAGCAGTTCAGCTTTAAGGTGCCTGTATGGGAGTGGGATTCACCTCACCCTCACGTGCCAGAGGTTGACGAGGACTACGTGTTCCGTCCGTTCGAGCTGTTGCGTGTGTTGTACGCAGTCATGACCAACCAACGCTGTTACCTGCACGGCCACACTGGATCGGGCAAGACAACGCTTGTCGAACAGGTTGCGGCACGTCTTACATGGCCGTTCATGCGTGTCAATTTCGACAGCGAGATCACACGTATGGATCTCATCGGACGTGATGTTCTGGTCAACGAGGGCGGTGTTACTTCATCCAAGTTCGTGGACGGTATCTTGCCCCAGATGATGTCTGGCCCGTATATCGGGTGCCTCGACGAGATAGACTTCGTGCGTCCTGACATTGCCTACGTCTTACAACGTGCGGCAGAGGGCAACGGTCTCATGCTCACCGAGGATGGTGGCCGTATGGTCAAGCCTCACAAGCTGTTCCGCATGTTCGCAACTGGCAACACTGTCGGGCAGGGTGACGAGTACGGTATGTACCAAGGCTCACGTCCACAGAGCATGGCGTTCCTTGATCGTTGGACTGTGTGGGTCAAGGTCGACTACCTCAAACCCGCTGATCGCAAGCGTCTAATATCTGCACGTCTGCCCAAGTTGCCAGAGGTACACGCAGAGAAGCTCAACAGATACGTGACCGAGCATCTTGAGGCGTTCACCAAGTCCAAGGTCATGCAACCAATATCTCCACGTGGGTTCCTATCACTAGGGCAAGCCATGTGTGCCTACCTATCATTCATCGACGACGAGAAGAAGGCAGTCGAGGAAGCCCTTGAGACTACGATGCTTGACCGAGCAACGGTCAATGATCGTGCAGTCCTCAAGGCAATTTCACAGCGAGTATGGGGTTAATCATGAAAACATCTACATTCACCAACGAACTTACAAAATCATCCGCAGTGTTCGGACGCAAGCATGACATCAAGGTCGTGTTTACTGGCGACAGTGCGGCAACCAATGGCGAGACAATCAAGCTACCCGCCATCGACAAGAACAGCAACATGACCGACGAGCAGATGGATATTCTGCGTGGTTACGTAGACCATGAGGCAGGTCACGTTAAGCACACGGATCATGCGGCTGTCAGAGCATTGGGCGAGGAGTGCAGACTTAACGACAACATGCACCTCAAGTCTGTCTGGAATGCGCTTGAGGACATATGGCTTGAGCGTCGTGTCATGGATGATTATCCGGGTGCGGCTCACAACCTTGCGGCAACGACTAACGCTGTCAACAAGGAGTTCCTTGAGCTTGCGGCCAAGAAGCCAGACTACGCGAAGCATGACAACGCTGTCGCGGCAGTTGCGATCACATGGGAGGGGCGCAAGTCTTACGGCGGCCCGACATGTCAGCAGTGTCTCGACCTAATCAACGAAGATCTCAGGAACACGCTCCCCAAGTGGGTTGGTGCGCTTGAGCATTGCCGTACCACGCAGGACGTTATCGCGCTTGCTCGTGTGGTTCACCAATCATTGCGCGACGAAGACTACAAGGAGAAACCAGAGGATGAGCCAAGAGATGCAAGTGAAGATACAGGTGATGGAGAAGAACGATCCGAGCCAAGTGCCAGTGACGATAACGGTGACGAAGAGCGGAGCGACGACGCCGGAGCTAGTGAAGATAGCACAACGGGTGATGAAGACGATGGATCTGATGGCGGCACCGTGCCTGATGACGGTATTGCCGAAGGAGAAGTTACGCCAGACGATGCTGAACCCGAACCGTTTGACCCAGATTTAGGCAAGCATGTAGAGACCCTCATGAAGCGTGGCGAGCTAACGTCCTCGGATGGATTCTCTTACGTCACATATGATGAAGAGGATGCTTGGCACCACCGCACACTAGAGACCTATAACTCTCGCATCTTACGTGATGGCAATCCCATCGTGTACGACAACCTGCTTCATGACATGGCAGGTGAGGTTAATTCCATGCGCAACAAGCTGATGCGTTCACTCGTAGCCAAGCAGAAGCGTGACTGGGATTATGGCCGAGAGGATGGTCGTCTGGATACACGTCGGTTTACGCAAGCCTTTGGTGGTCGAACCAACGTGTTCAAGATGCGCACTGACAGCACCGAACTCGACACAGCAGTCACCGTGCTCGTGGATCTTAGCGGCAGTATGCACGGCAGTAAGATCAAGCTCGCGACACAGTGTTGCATAGCCATGTGTGAGTCACTCGACAAGGCAGGTGTTGCTTACGAAGTCTTGGGCTTCACTAACGAGTACACCTACCCAGAGACTCTTGATGTGAAGTATGACCGTCTGCTTCCGTTGCACATGTTCATCTTCAAGCAGTTCGACGAGCGTTTGTTCGAGGCCAAGGGTTCTATTGCCGCCATGAAGGACATGGCACTGTGGGACAACTCGGATGGTGATGCTGTAGCCAAGGCACATGCGAGACTGCTCGATAGGCAGGAGCGTAGACGTGTGATGTTGGTGCTGTCTGACGGTTACCCTGAGTGTAGCGGTGATCGTGTAAACATTGATCGTTATACCCGCAACGCAGTTAATGACGTCGCCAAGTCTGGCACGGACATTATCGGTATCGGCATCATCTCCGACGCTGTCCGCAGATACTACCCGAAGTACACGGTGGTGAAGGATGTCAGCGACCTTGCAGGTGCGGCAATGGATCAACTGTCCAAGGCGTTACTGGGTGACCGCTTCCAAGTAGATAACAGCAAGCTCATGGATGTTTCATGAAGCGCGTCAAGGTACGCACTGAGTGGATGGGCTTGCACCCCCGAAATGACATGCGTTTCTGGCTTGCCGTTGCATTGCGCGTCAAGACACGGAGCGTTCGTCACAAGGATTTCCATACGATCAAGCTGATTTGTATGGAGGTCGATCATCAAATCAAACAACTGAAAGGAGACCAAGTATGAATATATTTTTCGTAGACAAAGATCCCAAGATTGCGGCGCAGTCTTTGGGTGACAAGCATGTTGGTAAGATGCTTGTTGAATCTGCGCAGATGTTATTCACCGCTGTTCGTGAGCATGGCTACGATGGTGGTGGTTACAAGTCTGCGTATCAACACCACCCCATGACCAAGTGGGTGGGCAAGTCTTACCTACATGCGCAGTGGTTGCTTGACCATGCTATCGAACTCGCACGAGAGTTTGAATTGCGTTACGAACATGAGCACAAAACCAAATCCATGTTGCCAGTGTTGAGCATGGCCGTGCATCACCACATGCCAGAAAAACCATGGCGCAATCCGCCTCGCTGTATGCCTGACATCTACAAGATTGCTTACGATGCTTGGGAGGGTGACATCCCGTGTCACGTCCAATCATATCGTGACTTCTACAGGTGTGAGAAAACAACATGTCACAAGTACACCAATCGTGCTGTGCCTAAGTGGTTGAGCGAGGTTATCACGGAGGTGCCTCATGTCTGAATCACTCAAGTACAAGTGGTGGGAGTACCACAAGCAAAATCCACAGGTCTACGATCTTGTTGAGCAGTTCACGTTCGACATCATCAGACGTGGGTATGAGAACTACTCAATCAATTCAGTGTTCGAGCGCATCAGATGGCACACAGACGTCGAGACTGAGGGCGAGCAGTTCAAGTTATCCAACAACCATCGTGCTTATTACGCACGTTACTTTATGCACAACCACCCTGAGCATCAGGGTTTCTTTAGAACCAAGGAGACTGGCAAATGAAAAAAGCAAATGACGTTATAGATAACATCACCAAGAAATCACTCGCGTCTTACGGCGTGAAGAGCGAAGAACAAGAAACGGCTGCAACCGTATCGACAGACTTGTTCTCCGCTACCGATGACTATGGAGTATCTACTAAACCAAAAACCAAGCGGCGAATCCATAGTCGCACAGCCAAACAGATGCGTCCAGTCACGCCACGCGCTGAGTACGCCAAGCGTTACCCCGAATCCCAAACGCCAAGCGCATCGAGCAGGGCAAGTGTGGACAAAGTCTTGCTCGATTGCAGAGAACTACCCTCACCCGATCAACCCATCAAGGGCTATGCCGGATACACACAGGAAGAGTGGGACAAGTTGCTCACTGTCGTGACGCGGTACATGGCAGACGTGGTTGAGGGTGCAGGTCTTATCTACAGGGGGCCAACGATGTTTGGTGTTGATAGGTGGCGTGATGGCCTGTCCTTGCTCATGCAAGAGTGCTTCCGTCACAGAGATCCTTGGGATGATAAGTACCGACACATCAGCGTCAATGG